GATAGGTGTATTATTAGGTAGAGGTGTAGAAGGTGTAGGCTTAACTAAAAATGTAGTTGAGTTCCAAAAGCTTTTCCCTGGCGTAGAAGTATATGCTACAATTGATAAATTATGGCAAAGAATGAATTCAATGGATTTTAAAGTAAATTACTTTAGAGGTACTGATTGGGATCAAATTAGTAAACCAACAAAGAAATTTCCAGATTTATTAACATGTACACAAGTCATTGAAAGAATCAATCAACTTGATATGTGTATAGTTTGGAGTGTTCCATCTAAATCTCATCCAGAAGATTGCATTAATAATTTTGTAAAGATGATGGATGAAATTAAAGTCAGAAAGTCTTTAGTTCAGGTAGATCATAAAATACATTCAATCAATAGAAATGCTGGATTGGCAGAAATATCATCTAAGATGAATGTTCTTATGTGTCATTATGTAGATAATCCGTTTGGTAACTGGGTTAAGAAAAATAATATCAAAACACCATTAACAAATATGGGCGTAGGTTTTAATTTTACAAAAGATAAATGGAAACCAATTCATGAACAAGATCCTTTCTATATAAGATGGGTTGGCCGTACTGCAATGTGGAAAGGTCCAGACTTAATGATTGATTTCCATAATGATTATTTTAAAGATCTTGGATTTAAAACAGTGTTGGAAGGATTGGAAGCATCAATAAATTATCCGGCAGTACTTTATAAAAATCCAAAAGAAATGACAGGTAGAAGGGAAGTTATTAATTACTTCAGACCTGAAAAAGGAATTGATAATAATCCAAGTAAAGATCCAGTTTATGGTAGTGAAACAATAAATTCAGGTGCATACTTATATGGTGCATATACACATGAAGAAATGATTGAACGTATGAGTCTTGGTGGATTTGGTTCTGACCTTATGTACTTTAAAGAAAATATATATGGTGATAATGTTGAGTATTGTCATACAGATTGCTTTGCTGCAGGAGTCATACCAATATTTCATAAACACTTTTGTGATAATGTAATTCATAGAAAACAAGGTAAGCCAATATCTGAATGCATAAATACTGGTACGATTGGTATTGATGCCACTAATGCAGAGGCAACTGCACATGATATGTTGATGATGACAGGTGATCCAGTAATGAGAGATGAATGGCGTAATATGATGTTTGAATTTTGGAAAGATCATTGTGATGCCAAAGTCGTGTATGATGACATCATAAATAAAACACTAAACTATAATGAAAAGAATGAAACAACTTTGGAGGATTTTTTCGTATGAAGATAGCACTAACAGGATCACGTGGATTTATCGGTGGTCACTTAATGACAAGACTTTTAAAAGAAGGTCATGAAGTTGTGGAATGGGATTTAAGACAAGACCCGCCAAAATGTATAAAAGATTTTGATATATTTCAAATTGATTATGTAATACACCTTGCAGCATATGCCGATGTTAGACAAAGTCTTAAAGAACCAGAAAAATACTGGACAAACAATGTAGAAAATACCACAAGAATACAAAAGATTTGTCATTATAATAATATACCTTTACTATATGCATCTTCTTCTTGTATACATAATTGGTGGCTGTCACCTTACGGTATAAGTAAAAAAGTAAATGAAGAAACTGCTTTTGAAAAACAAGTCGGTTTAAGATTTACAACTGTTTATGGTGATGGTGCAAGAGAATCTATGTTAATAGGTAAATTACTCGATGGTTCGATTGGTTATCTCACAAGACATGTACGTGATTTTATTCATGTCGATGATGTGGTTGAAGCAATCGTTCTACTTATGAGTAAAGATATTAGATTATTAAAACCTGCATATGATATTGGTACAGGTAAAGGTAATGTAGTTGAAACTCTTGGGAAACTTACTGGATGGGAAGGTATTGAAGTTACTGATGGTGATCCATGTGAAGCACAAGATAACACTGCAGATATTACTGAACTTGAAAAGTTAGGTTGGAAACCTACTATTGATGTTGAAGAATATTTAATATCAAAAACGGTGCCTAACTAATGAATTATGCAAGTATAGTTCCATTGATTGGTGGTGAAACCATTGCAATGGAAAAAGTTTTTAAAAAAAGACCGGAGTATATAATAAGTTATGAAGACTTTCAAGCAAACGATACTCACTTGGTTGAGTATTACAAAAGAGAAGTTCCCTACTATCTTTTGGGAAACGACAGGAATTATGATTTACCTTCTGTCGATGTTATTAATACCGTGTGTCCTTGTGCTGGTTTGTCTAGTCTCAATACTTCAGCATCTTCTGATGCTGCTGCTAACGATTGGATGCTTACCTCTGCTAATTATGTCTTGGGTACACTCAAACCTAAAGTATTCTGGGGTGAAAATGCACCAAGACTCGCTTCAAAAATGGGCGAACCAGTTGTTGAAAACCTCAGAACTATTGGAAGAGAGTTTGGATACGCTTTCAGCTTATATAAAACGAAGTCTATCATTCATGGACTTGGACAAGTAAGAGATAGATCATTTTATTTTTTTTGGAAAGGTGATAGAGTACCTCAACTTGAATATATAAAAAGGAACCATGAAAAAATAGAAGACACTATACGATCAGTTGGCAGAAATCCAGATGATCCGATGAATGTTTTAACAAATGAAGCTGTTCCATCACAAGATCCATATTATAGATATGTTCTTGAAGAAATACATGGCGGTATAACTCATAAAGAATTTCAAAATAAAATAAAGAAAAGCTACGATGTTCTTCATTATATTGAAGATAACAAACATCCTTATGATGTAGTTTCTGATTGGATGTCAAAAAATGGTTTTGAAAAACAAGCAAAACGATGTAAAGACATGCATAAAAAACTAACATCTGGTGGTAACATAATGAGAAGAGGTGTGTATGTGCCAAAAGATTACATTGGTGCTTTTGTTGGCAGTGCACCAACAAAATTAACACATCCAGATGAAGATAGACATTTAACGATAAGAGAATGTTTAAGTATTATGGGTTTGCCGAAAGATTTTATTTTACAAGGTGGTCTTAAAAATTTAAATCATATTTGTCAAAATGTACCAGTGACAACGGCAAGCGATATGGCTGAACAGGTTTTAAAATTCTGTGATGGTAGATTAAGTAATCAAATGTGGGATACTGATTACATGGTTCAAGACAATCGAAAACAAGCAATAATTAGTGAAATAAAACCTTTACAATTAGATGCTTTTATGGTATAATATATTATTTGTAGGAGAAATGAATGTCAATAATGGATAAATTAAAAAAGAATAGTAAAGTAGATTATACATCTGTACTTGCTGATTCTAAGTTTTTCAATGAAAAGGATATGGTTCCAACTGATGTGCCAATGATTAACGTAGCACTATCAGGTAGTATGGACGGTGGTATATCACCAGGTCTTACTGTTTTAGCTGGACCTTCAAAACATTTTAAAACATCATTTGCTTTAATAATGGCAAGTGCTTATTTAAAAAAATATGATGATGCTGTATTATTATTTTATGATTCAGAATTTGGTTCGCCTCAGGCTTACTTTGAAAATTTTGATATTGATACAAGTAGAGTACTGCATACACCAATTACAAATGTTGAAGAATTAAAATTTGATATGATAGCTCAACTTGAAGGTTTATCACGTGGTGATAAAGTTGTTATTGTAATTGATTCAGTAGGTAACCTTGCATCTAAAAAAGAATTGGAAGATGCAATCAATGAAAAATCAGTTGCAGATATGTCAAGAGCAAAAGCACTTAAAGGTTTATTTAGAATGACTACACCATATCTAAATATGAAAGATATACCTTTACTTGCAGTAAACCATACATACAAAGAAATTGGTTTATTTCCAAGAGATGTTGTATCAGGCGGTACAGGTATATATTACAGTGCAGATAATATTTGGATTATTGGTAGGCAGCAAGATAAACAAGGTACTGAAATCAAAGGCTACCACTTTGTAATCAATGTGGAGAAATCAAGATATGTTAAAGAAAAGTCTAAGATACCTATTTCTGTTAGTTGGGACGGCGGTGTACAGCATTGGTCTGGTTTGCTTGATGTTGCTATTGCTGGTAACTATGTCAATAAGCCTAGTGCTGGTTGGTACTGTAGGGTTGATAAATCAACTGGAGAATTGGTTGAACCAAAAGTTAGAGAAAAAGAAACATTAAATCCTGATTTTTGGAAACCTATTATTGAAGATACTGACTTCAAACAGTTTATTACAAATAAGTATTC